GGGGGTGGTGTCGTCCATCAGGCGCTGATTCTTCTTGGCGTGGGGCAGGTAGGATGAGGCTGGGGAGGAAGCAGGAGATTTTCAGTCGCTGTCTGGCGCAGTTGCTCGTGTTTGCTCACAGCCGTGGGTATGAGGTGCGGGTGGGTGAGGTCGAGCGGAGCCGCGCGGAGGCCAAGCGGAAGGGTTTTGCGAATTCCAACCATACGCGGCGCCTGGCGGCGGATCTGCACCTGTTTCGGGGTGGAAAGTACCTGTCTGCGACTCGCGATCACCGGGAGTTGGGCGAGTTTTGGGAGGGTTTGAGCGGTGAGTGGGACGGCGAGGCGGTGGAGTGCTGCTGGGGGGGCCGTTTTTCCGATGGGAACCACTATTCGGTGGGTCATCGCGGGGTGAAATGACGAAAATGACGATTGAAGCTCAGGACAGGCGTGCTTTGCTTGATCTGGACGCCGAAAAGGCGGTGGATCTGAAGTTTCGGCTGGGCCGGGAGCACCATGGTGCGGAATGGGTGGGTCGGAGGCCGATCATCGAGGCACATGACGAGGTTCTGGACGCTGCGGCCTATGTTCGGGAAGAGTTGAAGATGGGCGAGTTGCCGGAGACGGTGACGCTGGAGCTCTACATGATCTTGCTGAACGCGCTGCAGGGTGTTCGGGTTTTGGTTTCAATGGTTGAGAGTGACGTGATGACGCGATGACGCGACTCTCCATTTACTACTGATAGTAGGAGGGCGACGATGGGTCACAAGACAGGGTTGAAGATGGCGGGTGCGAGGGGGCGGATCGATCCGATGAGGCCCTCGGAGGTGACGAAGGCGTTTGAGGAGGGGGAGACTCTGGAGCTCGCGCAGTTGGCCCAGGCTCACACTGACGATGCGATTGGCACGTTGGTGGAGGTGATGCAGAACCTGGACGCCCCTCCCAACAGCCGGGTGAGTGCTGCAACGAGGATTTTGGAGTTCGCGCACGGCCGTGCGGCTCAGACGGTGAAGCAGGAGTCGAGCGGTGGGGGTCTGACGATCAACATCCTGCGGCTGACCGATGGCGAGACGCAGCGGGAGGTTTTGGACGCGGTGGACGTGGCGAAGGAGATGCTGGAGGGCCAATAGCCAGGGCTTGGGCTACGTTTGCAGAGCCCAATTCAGGGCAAGGGGGGGTAGTGATGCCTGGATACAGCGAGAATTCCGTTCCGACACCGGCACCGCACGATCACCCGGAAGACAACCAGACGAGCGGTACGCCCCGTCCGGTGGATCAGCCGGCGGATCAGTACATTACGAGTGAGGACACGCCGTCGATGGACCGGAGCACTCCGGGTGTGCCGCCGATGGACAACCCCGGCGACTACAGCAAGAAGTTTGCGTGAGTGTCCGCTGAGATCACGCTTCCCTACAACTGGACGCCGCGTGAATACCAGCGTCCGTTATGGGATGCGCTTGAGGGTGGTTGCAAGAGGGCGGTAGCGGTTTGGCACCGCCGGGCTGGCAAGGACATGACGGGCCTGCACTGGATGGCCGTGCAGGCATTCGTTCGTCCTGGGATCTACTGGCACCTCTTCCCCACCTACGCCCAGGGCCGCAAGGCTATCTGGGAGGGTCGCGACAACGAGGGCCACGGTTTCCTCGAGGCTTTCCCGGAAGGTTCCTGGTATCGGAAGCGTGATGACGAGATGTCGCTGTGGCTTCACGGCGGTTCCATCTACCAGGTGATTGGGTGTGACCAGATTGACCGTCTGGTGGGTGCGAATCCTGTGGGCTGTGTCTTCAGCGAGTACGCCCTCCAAAACCCGGCGGCGTGGCAGCTGATCCGTCCGATCCTCGCTGCCAATGACGGGTGGGCGGTCTTCGCCTACACGCCTCGGGGAAGAAACCACGGGTACAAGTTGGCGAAGTTGGCGGAATCGGATGATCGCTGGTTCTACCAGTTGCTGCGTGTGAGGGACACGGGGGTGGTTCCAGAAGATGTTCTCGCCGCGGAGAAGGCCGAGATGCCGAAGGAGCTCTTCGACCAGGAGTACAACTGTAGTTTCGATGCTCCGCTCGTGGGTAGTTACTACGGGGAACTCCTTTCCGACGCATCGAAGGACGGCCGGATCGGCAAGGTGCCCTGGGCCCCCCAGGTTCCTGTCACCGTGGCCTTTGACCTGGGGATGAGTGATGCCACGTCGATGTGGTTTGCCCAGCGGGTGGGCCGCGAGATCCGGTTGATCGATTACTACGAGAACTCCGGCCACGGCCTGGAGCACTACGCCAAGGTGATCCGCGACAAGCCGTACATCATTGAGGATGTGCTGGCGCCGCACGATGCGAAGGTCCGCGAGCTCGGCACGGGCAAGTCCCGCCTGGAGACCGCGCTCTCGCTGGGGCTTCGGATGCGGGTGGTCCCGAAGTTGTCGCTAGAGGATGGCATCCAGGCGACTCGGCTTCTGTTGCGGAACGTCTGGATCAACGAGAAGAACTGTGGCCGTGGTCTCCAGGCGCTTCGGGAGTACATCAAGGCTCCCATCGAGAACGAGCGGGGGCCGGGCGGCGAGATGCTGTACCGGGACCGGCCGAAGCACAACTGGGCCAGCCACGGGGCGGATGCGCTTCGGACCCTGGCGGTCGGGATGGCGCCGGAGCGGATGGGGGAGATCAAGCAACCCGATACGCGGTACATTGTATGAGTGCCGCATTGACGATCGAGCTCCGCGGGCTGAAGGGGCGAATTGAGGAGATTGACAAACGCCTTTCACTACAGGGGGAAGAGATGGAGGCGCTGAAGACCGAGATCCATCGTATCCAGGTAGCGAAGCGGCCAGATCGGCCCCCGATCCGGGTGCCAAAGATGCCTAGGGCCCTGCAGAGCATTGGCGTGGGGTTGGTGAAGGAGTAAGCGATGGCGACCGAGCTCACTGAGCAAGACCTGGCGATGGCAATACGCAGCGGCGTGGGTGTGGCTTCCAACCCGGAGTTCGCGGACGGCGTGATCGCTGAACGTCCGCGCGAGGGTGGGCAGGAGATCCGCGCACTCTCTGTCGATGAGGTCAAGGGGATACTATCACGGGAGATTTCCGACTCGATCGGCGGCGTCGGTAGCGAGATCGCGCGTGAGCAGCAGCGGGCGCTCGACTACTACTACGGCAAGAAGCTCGGAAACGAGCAGCGCGACCGCAGCCAGGTGGTGCTGATGGATGTCCTCGAGGTGGTCGAGTGGGCCATGCCCTCGCTCATGCGGATGTTCACCGGCTCGGCCAAGGTGGTGCAGTTCAAGCCGAAGCGTGCAGAGGATCAGCGGAAGGCAGACCTGGCGACGGCATACGTCAACCATGTTTTCGTCCACGAGATGGACGGCTTTCAGATTCTGTATGACTGGTTCAAGACGGCGTTGCTGGAAAAGAACGGCATCGTCAAGGTCTATTTCGACAACCGCCAGATTCCGATGGTCGAGCGGTACTCGGGCCTGACCTACGAAGAGGTCATCATGGTGCTCGATCGAGATGGTGTGGAGCCGACTTCACTGGCGGAGCGCACCGTTTTGATGCAGGACGTGGACACCGGCCTGAACGAAGAGGTCAAGCTCCACGATATCGAGTTGCAGGTAATGAAGGACGACCGTCGTATTCGCGTGGACGCGATCCCCCCGGAGGAGTTCCTCATCGCTCGTCGCTCCGCGAAGCTGAACGACGACACACCCTTCTCGGCCCATCGGAAGAAGGTGACGATCAGCGAGCTCGTGGCCCAGGGATACCCGGCGGATCTCCTGGCAGCTCTGCCTCAAGGCGACATGGGTCCAGAGTTCGACCCGAATCGGTCGGCCAGGCGCAGNGACGACGAGAACTACCCCTCGGATTCCGGGCCGCGCACCGATGTGGCCTCGCGCGAGATTTGGACAACGGAGTGCTACGCGCGTGTCGATGAGGATGGGGACGGCTACTCGGAGCTCCGCAAGTTCCTGGTGGTGGGCGATTCGCCCGTCTATATCATCGATGACGAGCAGATCAATCACAATCCGTTTTGCTCGATCACGCCGATCCCGATGCCGCACAAGTTCTACGGCCAGAGCCTCGCGGATCTGGTGACCGATCTGCAGGTGATCCGCAGCACGATCCTTCGCCAGATGCTCGACCACCTCTATCTCGCGAACAACCCGCGGATGGCGATCACCGAGGGTATGGTCGAGATCGATGATCTCCTGACGGTGCGGCCCGGCGGGCTCGTGCGCCAGCGAGCGCCTGGCTCGATCGAGCCGATGATTACGCAGGATCTTCCGCGTGACACGTTCCCGGTGCTCCAGTACCTGGAGCAGGTTCGGAGCAACCGCACGGGGGTGATGGCCCACGGTCAGGATCTCGATGCCGGGATGCTTTCCAACACCACGGCCGCAGCGGTGGCCTCCCTCGAGGGTGCCAAGCAGCAGAAGATCGAACTGATCGCGCGGATCTTCGCGAGTACCGGGTTGAAACAGCTGTTCGGCAAGATGTTTGAGATCATGGCGACCAACGACACGAAGCAGCGCCAGGTGAGGCTTTCGGGCGAGTGGATGGAGATCGATCCCAGCACTTTCGACTTTGAGTTTGACGTGGAGGTTGAAGTCGGCCTGGGCGCCGGCAAGGCCGGGGAGCAGATTCAGGCTTTGAATGGCCTGATGACGATCCAGGGGCAGATGATCGAACAGGGCGGCATGAACTATTTGGTGACGCCGAAGAACATCTACAACGCCGCTACCCGGATGGCCGAGGCGATGGGCTACCCCAACCCGGATCTCTTCTTCCAAGATCCCGATGGGGCAGAGCCCCCGCCGCCTGCGCCGGATCCTGATATGGAGAAGCTCAAGGTCGAGACCATGAAGGCTCAGTCCGAAGCGGAGCTCGGAGCTGGCGAGATGCAGCTGAAGACGTTGAAGGAAAAGAACATCGTGGATCACCGGGCGAGCGAGCTTGCGCTCAAGGAGAAGGTGGATCTGGCGCGTTTGGCCAGCCAGGAGCGGATTGCTCGCGGTGCCCAGAGTGCTCAGGTTCAATCCGCGATGGCATCGCTTGAGGTCAGGGAGCGGAACGAAGCGGAGAAGGAAGCGGAGAAGGAAGCGGAGAAAGAGGAAGAATGACCGACGAAGAGTCTCTGATCCTGGCCCGGCAAGCTGATGGGGTGATGGAAAATCCTGCTGTGAAGCAGGCGTTTGAGGACATCGAGTCCCACTACACCTCACTCTGGAAGAGCAGTGGCCCAAGCGAGTACGAACTGCGCGAGGAATGCCACGTCCAGTTGTACGCGCTGGCCCAATTTCGCCGGCAGTTGCGAAGTTATCTGGAAACCGGCAAACTACTTTCGGCTGCGTCTCAGAACCAAGCGAGCGTCGGACATGAATGATTGGCCGAAGGCGCGATCACCTCTGTAGACCCTGACCTTCAGGACCGCTTCAGCAGCTTCCTTCAGCAAGAAGGTGTCATCGAGCCCCCCCCCACCACCGAGGCGGAAGCCCCGGAGGTACCGGGTGGTGAGGGCGAGGCGCCGGATTCCGCTCAGGAGCCGGAGCAGGCCGATCCGGCCAAGGAGCCGGAAGCGGGTGAGACGCCGGTCGATGAGCCCACTGAGCCGGAGCCGCAAGCGGCGAGCTCGGAGGACGAAGACCTCGATCCGGTCGAAACGCTTTCCGATCTGGCCAAGGCTTTTGATGTCGAGGAGGATGAGTTCCTCGATCATCTCCAGGTGCCGTCTCGCGATGGCGAGGGGACAGTTCCTCTCGCAGAAGTGATCCAGGCATACAAGAGCCAACCGGCGAACAGCGAAGAGGCGAGGCTCCACTACGAGGGCCTCGGCCAGCAGCTTCAGAGCGAGCACGATCAGCGGCTGGGTGATCTCCAGAAGGTCACCGCGGCGTTGATCGCTCAGGTCGAAGCGGAACCCGATGTCGATTGGGAGATGCTCCGCGAGACCGATCCTGGCCAGTACCTGAAAGAGCGCGAGTCTCGTGACGCGCGACGTGCTGACGTGCAGCGCAGTCTCGACGCGATGGACGCCGAGATGAAGCGCCGCGATGGGGAGTCCGAGACTCAACACCAATCGTGGCGACAAGAGCAGGTTCAGACGCTCTACCGACTTCGCCCTGACTGGAAAGAAGCAGACAAGGGCCGGGTAGCGATGACCGAGGTTACGGACTACCTGGTGAAGACCGGATACCCCCAGGATCAAATTGACGCGCTGGAAGACGCGCGAAGCATTCTTACCGTCTGGCGGGCTGCCCAGTGGG